TCTTGACATGAGCGGCAACCCTGTCTACGGAACCAAACAATGGAAACAACTACGGGCCCAAGTCATCCAAGACGAACCCGTCTGTCACTGGTGCAGGCGAAAACCCAGCACCCAAGCAGACCACGTCATAGAAGTCGACGCCGGCATAGACCCTTACGACAGAACCAACATCGTCGGATCATGCGCCAGTTGCAACGCCAGCCGAGGCGCAACATACGTCAACCGCAAAACCGCCGCTCGAATCCAAAACCGCAACAACGCAACCAACGCGACGACCAAACCATCCGAAAAAAGAAAAACGGAAAGACCGTTTTCTTTTTCAACAGAACGACTCACCCCGAGCCCCTCCTTAAAAATACCCTCAACTAGCCCGAACCAGCAGGAACCAGCCCGAACCAGCGGTGGTTTAGCGATATCTGGCCGTATCGAGCCACGGTTGGTGACGCCTGTTCCACCCGGTGAGAGTTTTGGTCCTTCCCTGACCTTGTGGGCGAAGCGCGTCCTAGGAATTGATCTCATGGACTGGCAACAGCGGATCGTGAACGATGCGTTGACTGTGGATGCCGACGGTGACTTTGTGTTTCGTGAGGCGTGTATTTCAACGGCACGTCAGAACGGTAAGAGCCTTGTAATGCGAGCGGTTGCTGGGTTTATGGCTACCGAGTATGCAGCTGCTCGGCGTGAGCCTCAGACGATCGTCATTGTCGCTAATCAAAAGCGTCGAAGCATGGCCTTGTTCCGTGATGTTGTCCGCGACCTAGAAAACTTTGATTGCAAAGTTCGCTGGCAAAACGGTGACGAACGGATCAACTTCCCTGACGGCTCATCCATTTCAGTGGTCGCGGCGTCCGCTCATGCTCACGGGTTGACTGCATCGGTTCTGCTGGTGGACGAAGTTTGGGACATTAGCCCCGAGGTCGTGTTTACTGCTTTACGGCCTTCACAGATTGCGGTCAAGAATCCCATGATGATGCTTTTCAGCACAGCGGGCGACCAAGGTTCAACAGTGCTTTTGCAACTAAGAGAACAGGGCATCGCAGCGATTGACTCGGGCCAGCCAACGGCGCTCTATTTCGCTGAATGGTCACTTCCGCCCGGAGTTAGTTTGGAGGATCGCTCATATTGGGGCTGGAGTAACCCCGCCCTCGGGACGACGATCACGGCCAAGGCTTTAGAACTTGCTTTTGATTCACCGAACCGTCAAGCGTTCATTCGAGGCCACCTAAACCTGTGGGTGGATTCCACCAATTCCTATTTGCCGATCAACCTGTGGAACGACCGCAAATCCGACAAACCAGCACCACCAACACAGTGGCTCACCATTGACTCATCAGTTGATGACTCGCGATATGTCGGAGTGTCTACCGCTTTCGATGACGGACGGGTCATTGTCTCAGTCGCGTTCGTTGTCGAGTCAGCTGCACAAATGTGGGAAGAAGTAGTGCGAATTATGCACGACCAAACTGTCAAACTTGCGGTCACCCCATCGCTAGAAATTCACTGCCCCCCAGACCTGCGACGTCGAATGCAAATTGTTGGGTACGCCGAACTAATGAAATGGACTGCCGCGTGCCGGTCGATGATCGTTGAGGATCGCGTCAACCACACTGGCGATATCGCACTTGCGGAACATCTCGCTAGGAGCGTTGCGGTTAGAACGGGCGGTTCCATTGTTCTCAGTTCGCAGAAGTCACCCGGTCCGATTGAATTGGCGCGTTGCGCAGTGTGGGGAATCATGCTTGCGTCGAAACCAGTGCGGTCGTCGCGTGCCGCTTTTGCTTTTGGCTGAGGGTACTTAACACAGACCAAAAAGTGTGAGAGACTCGCAAGTGATGGCTCTTTTCGGTAGCAAGAAAGTAAGCGCAACCCCAGCGTTTGCGTCCGCGCCGATACAGGCTGCAGCAGGTTCTGCCGCACAGGTGGGTCAGTTCTATACGTACTCCGTCGGGGCGTCGCAAGAACTGGCCCTCTCTGTTCCCACTGTTGCCCGCTCAATTCAAATGATTGCGTCTATGGTCGGCTGCTTAGAACTTAAGCATTACACCACGCAATGGACTGGCGAGGAATACGAAGAGATTTATTTGGAGAATGAGTCGTGGATGGATCAGCCCGATCCCAAGGTCACGCGCAACTTTATCTTTTCGCAACTCGTCACAGATCTCATGCTTCACGGTCGCGGATTCTGGTACATCACCAGCCGATCCACTGCCACAGGACGCCCGCTTTCGTTCCAATGGTTACCCGCCGCAATGGTGACAACAATGGATCAAGCAGGTCCGCAATGGTTCGGCCCGTCCGACCAAGTCGAATTCAACGGTTACCCACTTGCAACCGATGACGTCGTGCAATTCTTAGCACCGACTCAAGGTCTGCTGTATACGGGCAACCGGGCAATCATGACGGCTTTAAAACTTCAGCAAGCCGCCGACCGTTTTGCTGTTAACGAAATTGCCGCTGGTTGGTTGCAACAGACTGACGCATCCGAACCGATGTCAGCCGAGGATCTTTCCGAACTCGCAGCTGCTTGGCGTAACGCTCGACAAGTTGGTGCCATTGGCGCCTTAAACAGCGTAGTCACATTTAAAGAGTTCTCCAGTGACCCGAACAAGCTGCAACTGATTGAGTCGCGTCAATTCCAGTCGCTAGAACTGTCTCGGGCCACTGGAATACCCGCATACCTTTTGGGCATTGGCGTTCAGGGCTACACATACCAGAACGCGCAACAAGCACGCCAAGATCTCTACTTGTTTGGCACCAAACAATACTTGGATGCCATTGAACAAACATTGTCAATGAACCAACTTTTGCCCCGTGGACGCTACGTCAAATTTGATGTTTCGGACTACGTCTACGAAAACGATCTAGGGAATGTTGAGCGCGAACCCGCTTTTGATTCAGGAAACCGCGAGGAAGAATATTCATGATTAGATTGACCGCTCAACAGATCACGCTGGACGCGTCCGCTGATGGTGAACCGACGCGTCAAATAACTGGGCTTGCAGTTCCTTGGAATGTCAAAGCCCAATTAAGTGGTGGCGAAAGTGTAATTTTTCTTGAGGGCTCACTGCCCGAGGACGGCCCAATGCCGAAACTTTTGGAATATCACGACGACACGCGCGTCATTGGTCGAGTCACCGAAAGAGTGTCCACTAGCGAGGGCATGATGTTTGTCGCAAAACTGAGCGCAACTCGTGCTGCCGATGATGCTCTTGCACTGCTCGCCGATGGTGCGCTAGACAGCGTTTCCGTCGGAGCAATCCCTACCAAGTTCAAGCGCCTGTCAGACGGAACGCTAGAGGTCTCTCAAGCCCGATTTGTAGAACTGTCGCTTGTCACTGTGCCAGCGTACGAATCAGCACAGGTCTACTCAGTCGCCGCCTCATCACCCGATGAAAGCGAACCCGACGAAACCGAAACCCCAACAGAAACAACCCCAACACCATCCGAGGAGGATGAAATGTCAGAATTAACAACCGTTGAAGCCGCAGTTGCGACTCAACCCATCTACGCAACCGCCGTTAAGCGCGACGCAAAATTGCCGACCGCTGTCGAATACTTGAGTGCTGCCATTGCTGGCGGAACTGCTTGGGAACGTATGCACGAAGCACTTCGCGCCGCAGCTCCCGACGTGGTCACCAGCGACACACCCGGTGTACTCCCAACCCCAATCCTTGGACCCGTCTACAACAACTTCATCGGCCGTCGCCCAGTTGTTGATGCAGTCGGTGCCAAGTCGATGCCGGGTGGAGGCAAAGTTTTCATTCGTCCCGAGGTCACGACTCACACCAGCATTGGTGCAAGCCTTGCCGAAATGTCTAACCAGTCAGGCACTTTTGTGGTGAGTTCAAATCAGGTCACCAAGCAAATTTTCGGTGGCTATGTCAACATCTCTGAAGCCGATTTGGATTGGACCGATCCTGCGATCTTGTCAATCTTGCTTGACGACATGGGCCGTATCTACGCAAACGCCACAGACAACTATGCGGCCGACACACTTCGAGCAGGCGCATCAGTTACCCGCAACTTTGTAGCCGCTGACCTCGTTGATCCAAAAGCATGGGCAGAATGGACCGCAGGCTCTGCTTCAACAATCTTGTCGTCGTCCAACGGCAACTTGCCAACGCACATTTTTGTGTCGCCTGACATTTGGGGAAATCTCCTCGGTCTTTCCGATACGTCGGATCGTCCGTTGTTCCCACAAGTCGGACCAATGAACGCATACGGCAACCTTGCACCCGGACAGTACAACGGCAACGCTTTCGGTTTGCAAGTTGTTGTTGACCGCAACTTTGCAGCCGCAACGCTGATCATTGGTGATGCCTCTGGCTATGAGCTGTTTGAGCAGCAGAAGGGCGCTATCTCGTTGGACAACCCGTCCACCTTGAGCCGCACCATTGCGTTCCGTGGCTACTTTGCCGCCTTAATGATTGACGAAACCAAGTTCGTCCGCGCTTCGTTCACCTGATCCGACTGACTGAGTAGAGAGACTGCACCATGGCCACATTCAACGTGACGCACCACCAGCGTCTAGACGATGTTGCTGTGGTGCAGACCCTCGAAGCAACCGACATCACAGTGGGCCAGACAATCACACTGACTGGATTAGGTCACGGCCTCAACGGGACGCACATTGTTATCGCTGTACCGGTCAACTTGTTCGCTGGCGTTAACGAAGCAGGCGACCTGCTGTACGACGAAAACGAAATCATTGTCAATCAGTTGATGTTTCAAGATGTTGGCGACGATCTAGAACGATCTGCAGCTGATCCGTTTGGAACTTTGACATGGACTTTGACCTGTACATGGACGACCGTCGGAAATACTCAGGAATTTTTAGGAATTTCCAGCGCAACAGCCAATGACACCGCTTTCCTAACTACTTGTGTGGCAGCTGCAAACTCATGGTGTTTTAGGCGTCGCGTGCAGGCTGGTTACCACGACAGTCTGACGACTGCCCCTGACAGTGCAGCACTGTTAGGAACCACGCTCTATGCGGCGGGCTTGTACCGTGAACGCGGCACAACTGGAGACAGTTACGCATCGTTCCAAGACATGAGCGGACCACCGTTAATGACCTTGGGTCGAGTTAACCAGCTGCTTGGCGTCAAACGATCGCAGTGTGCATGAGAT